CGGCAGCATCTGCGGCATGGTTTTTGGCGACGCGGCGGGCGTCAAGATCGCGGAAGCGCTGGCGCTCGATGCAGCACTTGGGCGGGCCGAACTGATGCTGATGGGGTCGGCCTCGGCCAGCCTTGCCGCCTGGTCGGCGCTGGGCGTGTTCAAGCGTTTCAGCGAAAGGCTCAAACATGCGGCCCTGCCGGGCATTCTTCCCGCCGAAAGGAGCACCGATGGCGAAGCCTGATCTGAAGCTCGAAACCAAGCGCGCTTCGCTGGCGCTCGAAGATGTCGAGATCGACGGCAGCTTTTCCGGCTATGCCAGCATTTTCGGTCTGCCGGATCTCGGCAGCGACGTGATCGAGCGCGGCGCTTTCACCCGTGCCCTGCGGGAACGCGGCACATCGGGCATCCGCATGTTGTGGCAGCACGATGCAGCAGAGCCGATCGGCGTCTGGACGCAGATCCGGGAAGACACGCGCGGCCTTTATGTCGAAGGCAGGCTTGCCAAGGGCGTGGCGCGCGCCCGCGAGGCGCTGGATCTGCTGCGCTCCGGCGGCATTGACGGACTGTCCATCGGCTTTCGCACGGTGAAGGCGCGGAAAGATGCGCGCACCGGTCTGCGTCATATTCTGGAAGCCGATCTCTGGGAAATTTCGGTGGTGACCTTTCCGATGCTGCCGCAGGCGCGCATCGGTCAGGTCAAATCGGATTTGCCCAGCATCAGGGAATTCGAACGCTGGCTCACGCGGGATGCGGGGCTGAGCCGTGCGAGCGCACGAACCGTCATAGCCAAGGGCTATGCGGCGCTCGGCGACAACCGGATAGCGCGGGACGCCATCCGGCATGAGGAAGCTGGTCTTGCGCAGCGTATGCGCGATGCCGCGAAAACAATCTTCAATTAAACAGGAACTCCATGGAAAAAAATCATGCCATCCCGCTCGAAACCAAGAGCGTGGAAACGAAATCGCTTGTCTCTAACGCACATTCCAATGGCGATGTCGGCGAGGCTTTCGAAGAATTCATGTCCGCGTTTTCGGCCTTCCGCGATGCCAATGACGAACGGCTGAAGAAGGTCGAGAAACATGCAAGCGTGGACGTGCTCCTGACCGAAAAGGTCGAGCGTATCAACCGCGCCCTCGACGAGCAGAAGCAGGCGCTCGACAGTTACGTGTCGCGGCAGTCGCGCCCGCAGCTGGGCGGCGCTTCTGTTATTGGTAATGTTGAACACAAGCAGGCCTTTGACGGCTATGTGCGTCGCGGTGACGAGCAGACGCTGCGTGGCATCGAGCAGAAGGCGCATTCCTATGCGTCGGGTCCCGATGGCGGCTATCTGGTGCCTGCCGAACTTGAAACCGAAATCGGTCGCAGGCTGGCCGTGCTGTCGCCGATCCGGGGCATTTCCGGCGTACGTCAGGTATCCGGCGCTGTGCTGAAAAAGCCATTTTCCATCACGGGTCCGGCAACGGGCTGGGTTGGCGAAACCGACGCACGCCCACAGACGGCATCGGCGAAGCTCGCCGAATTGCAGTTCCCGACCATGGAAATCTACGCCATGCCGGCGGCGACGGGCGCGCTTCTCGACGACGCTGCGATCAATGTCGAACAGTGGATTGCCGAGGAAGTCGAAACCGCCTTCGCCGAGCAGGAAGGCGCTGCCTTCGTCAATGGCGATGGTGTCAACAAGCCGCGCGGTTTCCTGAATTATGACAGTGTCGCGGAAAGCGCCTGGGAATGGGGCAAGCTTGGCCATATCGCCACTGGCGTCGCTGGCGCGCTTCCTGCGACCGATCCGTCCGACAAGCTGATCGAGCTTATCTATGCGCTGAAGGCCGGATATCGCCAGAACGCCAATTTCGTGATGAACCGCAAGACGCAGAGTGTGTTGCGCAAGCTGAAGGACAAGGACGGCAATTATCTCTGGCAGCCGCCATCGGCCATCGGTGAAAAGGCCTCGCTGATGGGCTTTGGTCTGGTCGAGGCCGAGCATATGCCCGACATTGCAGCCGATGCTCCGGCCATTGCCTTCGGCGATTTCGGGCGCGGCTATCTCGTGGTTGACCGCGTCGGTGTGCGCGTGCTGCGCGATCCCTATTCCGCAAAACCCTATGTCCTGTTCTACACCACCAAGCGCGTCGGTGGCGGCGTTCAGGATTTCGACGCGATCAAGCTGCTGAAATTCGCAGCTTAAGCCTAAGACCGACTGGTATTTTTCGCAGGTCTTTTGAAGCCCTACTGCCGGTTTTGGCAGGTGGTTTTGCGCTCGCGAGAGGTGAAACTTGTAGAGGGCGTTGAGTGTAACTGACTGATTTGAAAGTTATCGTTTAGGGGAAATTCCATGACAATGTTTCTTGTCACGCCGCCGGCAGTCGAGCCGGTGACGATCGAAGACGCACGCACATTTTTGCGTATCTCGACACAAAGCGAAGATACCATTCTGGAGCGCCTCATCAAAACGGCGCGTGAAATGGTGGAAGCCGAAACCGGCCTCGCGCTGATCGACCAGACCTGGCGGTTGCGGGTGGATCGCTGGCCGCGCTCGGGCCGTTTGGCGCTGTTCAAATATCCGGTTTCAGCCGTGACCGAAGTGGTCGCCTACCGGGCCGACGGAACGGCGATCAGCTTCGCGCCGGAGGAGTTCCAGCTGCAGCTTGGGCGCCGTCCGCAACGCCTCTATATGGCGCCCTATCCCGACGCACCGACTTTCTGCGGCATCGAGGTGGATTTCGTGGCGGGCTTCGGCGCCACGGCCGATACAGTGCCCGAGGTGCTGAAGCAGGCAATCCTGAGCCTCGTCGCCCATCTCTATGAATCGCGCGCAGGCGTCGATGCCGGTTCTGCGGCGGTGTCCTTCCCGCCGATGGTCAACCAGATGGTCGATGGCTGGCGGCGGATTTCCCTATGAACAATGTGCTCTTCATCGATCCGGGTCAGCTCACTGCCGAGCTGGCTCTGGAAATGGTGCAGCCGGTGGCCGACGGCATGGGCGGCTATGCTGAAACATGGGTGGAAATCGCAACGGTATGGGGACGGATCGAACCCGTTTCCGTGGCACAGCGCGATTTCGGCACACGACCGCAGCCGCAGGTGACACACCGTATCCTGCTGCGGTTTCGCGACGATATTTCAACCGCCATGCGGCTGCGCAAGGGCGCGCGTCTGTTTCGACTGAGCGCGGTGCACGATCCCGACGAGACGGGGCGCTATCTCGTCTGCCTGGCGGTCGAGGAGGGACGATGAACATTGCCATGAAATTGACGGCGGATGGTCTGGTGCGGGCTCTGCGCTGGAAGGCATTGGCCATCAGCGATGATCTGATTTTTGACAGAAAGGCGCTTGCGCGCAGCGCTGGCGCGGAAACGATATCGAATACCGGAACGGTAACTTCTAGCGGGGGCCCGGATGGAACTTGGGGCAGCAGCATTGCAGAGGGCACTTTTTGAAGCCCTGAAAGACGACGACGGATTGAAGGAAACACTTGGCGGCGAACGGATCTACGACCATGTGCCGCCGAAAACACCTTTTCCCTATGTGACGCTGGGCGAGACATCCAGCCGCGACTGGAGCACGTCCAGCGAAAAGGGCGACGAGCATTTCGTCAATATCCAGATTTGGGCGAAGGAAAGCGGACGCAAGCGCGTGCTGGACATCGCTGCGAAGATCGCGAGCCGCCTCGATGAGGGGCCGCCGGTCACGGTGGACGGGCATCATCTCGTCAATCTCATGCTGACCGAAGTGATCGCCCGCAATACGGACGGTCTCGGCAGCTATCTCGGCACCATGCGCTATCGCGCGGTGACGGAACCTTTGATTTTAATCGAGGAGAAATGAATGGCGGCTCAAAGAGGCAAGGATATCTTGCTCAAGACAGTGCGCAGTGACGGCGGCTTTGAAACCTGCGCAGGTCTGCGCACCAAGCGCATCGCCTTCAATGCGGAAACCGTCGATGTGACCGACGCGGATTCGGCCGGTCGCTGGCGTCAGCTTCTGGCGGGCAGTGGTGTGCAGCGCGTATCGGTCAGCGGGTCGGGGATTTTCAAGGATGCCGGATCGGACGCTTTGGTGCGCGATCTGTTCTTTGATGGCGAAATAGTTGACTGGCAGATCGTGCTGCCGGATTTCGGCACCGTCAGCGGGCCGTTTCAGATCACGGCGCTTGAATATGGTGGCGATCACGATGCCGAAATGACCTTCGAGATTGCGCTGGAATCGGCGGGCTATATAGCCTTCGGTGCCGCCCTATGATGGCCAATCGCCATCGCGGCGAGGTCGCCGCAAAGCTCGATGGTCGCGACTGGATTCTCTGTCTGACTTTGGGCGCGCTTGCCGAGCTGGAAACAGCTTTCGAAGCGGATAATCTTTCAGAACTGATTGCGCGGTTTTCGACAGGGCGGCTGTCGGCCCGCGATATGCAGCGTATTCTCTGTGCGGGCCTGCGCGGCGGCGGTCATGCCGTCAGCGAAGAAGATGTCGCCGATATGCGGGCAGAAGGCGGTGCAGCCGGTTTCGCAAGCGTGGTCGCCGCACTCCTGACCGCAACATTTGGCACGCCAGAAAAGCCGGAAAGCGATTCTCCGCCAAACCCTTGAGAGCCGCAGTTGAATCGGAATCTTCGCCGAAGCCCTTCCCCTGGGACGAGGTCATGCGGGCGGGTTTCGGTTTGCTGCGGCTTTCCTCACAGGCTTTCTGGTCGATGACCCCACGCGAACTGGCGGCGGCTCTCGGACCCATTGCGCCACAGCGCGATGCGCCCACGCGCCATGCTCTCGATGCGCTGATGCGCGCTTTCCCGGACAGGTAATCTCAACAGGTAATCTCATGACTGACGAAACTGTCACCGTATCTGTCGATGCGGATACAAGCGCGTTCGACCGCGCCTTGACCGATCTCGAAAAGCGCTCGTCGAGCTTCGGTCGTAGCCTGACTTCGGCACTGAAAGGGGCGATTACCTCCGGTCAGGGGCTGGAGGATGTGTTGCGCAGCCTCGCGACCAGTCTGGCCGGTTCGGCCCTGTCGGCGGGTTTGCAGCCGCTGCAAAACCTCGCCTCGTCGGCGATGGGCGGGCTGGTGAGCGGGATCAGCTCGATCATGCCCTTCGCCAAGGGAGGCGTAGTGTCGAGCCCCACCTATTTCGGCATGGGGTCCGGTTCGCTTGGCCTGACGGGGGAGGCCGGCGCGGAAGCCATCCTGCCGCTGGCGCGGGGGGCTGATGGCCGTCTTGGCGTGGCCACGGGCGGCGGCGGCAGTCCGGTGCAGGTCGTGTTCAACATGACATCGCCGGATGCATCGTCGTTCAGGAAGTCCGAAGCGCAGCTTTCGACCATGCTGGCGGGTGCGGTGCGCCGCGGCGCGAGGAGATTGTGAGCATGATGGACGCCTTCCACGATGTGCGCTTTCCGCTCGGCGTTTCCTTCGGGGCGACGGGCGGGCCGGAATGGCGCAACGAGATTGTTACGCTTACCTCGGGTCTCGAAAAACGCAATGCGCGCTGGGCGCATTCACGCCGCCATTTCGATGT